ACAAATGGCGAAGTCAGGCAACGTAAAGGACAAGACGTGGGGCGGTCTTGGCGGCAATAACAGCATGCATAGCTGGTCCGGCACGGGGACGCAGGACCCCGGCCAGACGGCGCAAATGGGCACGGGGTCGAAGCGCGGCATCGCCCCTAAGGCCGGTGGGCAGGTGGCGTTCGTCAGCGACAACGCCAAGCAGGGTCGCGAGATGAACCAGAAGCATGGCACCAACACCGACTACGCCGGAACGGCGACGGCGGGCGGTTCCGGGCCGACCAAGCACGGCGGCGACAAGAACGGCTTTGCCAAGGGTGGCAGCACGTCGATGCACGGCAACACCGGATCGATCCCGCAGCAGGCGGGGCGGAGCAGCCAGCAGTGAGGCTGCGCGGCGTTCATCATATCAACGGGCGCAAGTTCGGCCGCATGTCGTCGACTGCGCCGACGATCGATGCCGCGTCAGGCAAGGGCGGCGGCAGCGCCATGCTGCCCAACCGTGCTGCCGTGCACGCGCTGACCGGTCAGTCGGCGGGTCAGTCGGCGCTGGGCAATTATGCCAAGCTGACGCCGACCGGCGGCGGTTCGGCGTTCGGCATGGGTGGCTTCGGCAAGCCGCCCAGCCTTGTGGAGGATGAAGCCTGAGCGATCCCATGTACGAGATCACCATGGCGGCGTCGGCGCTCAAGATCGCACTGCCCGAGCAGTTCGATCGGTTGGTCGGGGCGTTCCGGCAACTGGAGGAGAAGACGACCAGAGATTTGATCGCTGCACCGCGCGAGGGAATTCTAGGTGCACAGGGCCGGGCAGCACTCGCTGGGGAATTGAAGACCCGGCTGGAGAAATGCCTTGAGCAACGAACTCAATATCAGAACAGGGTGTAGTCATGGCTGAGCCAGTCAGCGCTGATCTTTTGCGGAGCAAGTCGCCGCTTCCCAGCGTCGACCCTAACATCAACGTGCCGAAGGCGGTGCGTGACGCCGCCCTTCGCAGTACTGCAATACAACAGGCGTTGACCGGCGCGTCCGAGAAGCCTGTAATCACCTCCACGCCTGACCCACAGACCATCCCACCCCACGATCAGGCGGCTCCTCCTCCGCCGGAAAGCGCCCCCCAACCGCCCAGTCCGGCGGGGGAGCCTTCTCCACCAGCAGAACCCGAAGAGACGTGGCAGAACCGCTACGGCTCGATGTTGGGGCGCTACAACAACCTGCGCACCGAGATGCAGGCGATGAGCGAGCAACTGCAGCGGCTGCAGAACGAGAACGCCATCATGCGTCAGGGCACCCCTAGTACTAGGGAGGTGCAGACGGTGAACCTGCTCACCGAGCAGGAGATGGCGGACTACGGGCCGGAGTTCATCGATGTGGTACGGCGCGCTGCGCGTGAGGAGGCGGCTCCCCTGCACGTCGAGATTCAAAATCTGCGCGGCCAATTGGGAATGGTTCAGCAAGAAACTTCGAACGCGTTCCTCACGCGCATGAACGCCACGATCAGCGGCATGGTACCGGATTGGCAGAACATCAACCGCCATCCGCAGTTCATCGACTGGGTCGGCTTGCCGGAAACTTACAGTGGTGTTATTAGACAGCAACTGATGCAGGAAGCATGGAACAATGGCGACGCTCATCGCGTGGCTGCGTTCTTCCGGGCCTTCCTCGCGGAGGTGGCCGCCGTTGACCCGCAAAGGGCGGGGACACACGCGCAGCCCGCGCTGCCGTCTCCTTATCCCGCGCAGTCGCCCGGGAACGGATCGGTACCGTTGGGAACGCGTCTATCCCTCGACTCCTTAGCGGCTCCCGGTAGAGGTCATGCCGGTACGCAATCGCCTGCCGACAAACCTGTCTACACCGCCCAAGATATCACTCGGTTCTATACCGAGGTGGCAGCGGGGAAGTGGCGAACGCGCGACCAAGAGCGAGCCGCAATCGACGCCGACATCATCGCTGCTCAGAAGGAAGGGCGGATCATTCCTGATCAACGCACGATCCGGCCTACTGAGCGCAACGGTCACTGGTAACGACTAGCTCCAAGGTTGGATCGCCCAACCTTGGAGCTTGTCGATGGCCGGTTTTCCTCTTGCTGGTTCGGGTACCACCCCGCCAATCTTCCCCACTGGTTCAACGCAACCGTCGCCCGCTTATTCGGGCACGTTTATCCCAGAAATTTGGTCAGGTAAGCTGATCGAGAAGTTCTACGCTTCTACGGTCCTTGCCGCGATTTCGAACACTGACTACGAAGGCGAGATCAGAAATCAGGGCGATACGGTCCATATCAGGACCAAGCCGACGATCACCATTCGCCCTTATCTCGCAGGCGGCAACCTCACCGTCGATCGGCCCGCGTCCAACATCGTCGATCTGAAAATCGATCAGGGTCTCTACTTCAACGAGATTCTCGACGACGTGATGGAAATCCAGTCCGACATTAACCTGATGGGGATTTGGTCGGACGACGCTGCGCAGCAGATGAAGATCACGGTCGATACTGCTGTGCTGCTGGGCATCCTGAGTCAATGCGATGCGCGCAATCGCGGCGCGACCGCAGGCGCGATTTCAGGCAACCTCAATCTCGGCGTGACCGGCACGCCCTTGCCGGTGGTGGCGCAATCACCAACGGCTGGTCAGGTGACCATCCTGCAAGCCGTGTTGCGGCTGGGACTGGTGCTCGACGAGCTTAACATTCCCGAGCAAGGACGTTGGGTGGTGATGCCCGCATGGGCCGCCGCGCTGATCAAGGAGTCCGAACTCCGGCAAGCCTATCTGTCAGGCGATGCCACTTCGATCCTGCGTAACGGTCGCCTCGGTATGATCGACCGCTTCACGCTGTACGTCTCCAACCTGCTGCCTAAGGGCCCGATCACCGGCCCGCCCGCCCTCGCAGCGGGCGAATGGGTGATCTATGCTGGTCATGCACATGGTCTCACCTTCGCCTCACAGATCAGCAAGGTCGAGACACTGCGGTCCGAGTTTACCTTCGGTACCCTGCTGCGCGGTCTGCAGGTTTACGGTTACAAGGTGATCGACGGCATCGCGCTGGCACAGGCAGTCGTCTCCGAGCCGACTCCTCCTTGATCGGTTAGAGGGGGTAGAACTTAGGAGCCGGGTTCGCCCGGCTCCCCTTTCTATGGAGGCGTGAGTGCCTGCGCCGCCGACTGTCATCAACTCGCCAACTGCGCCGCCATCGCCTGCAGACGGCGATCTATGGTTCAACAGCAGCACCGGTCGCACGTTCGTCTGGTACATCAATCCAAATACTCAAGGCCAATGGGTGCAGACGCAGCCATCTGGCAGCGGCTACAACATCGTGCGCGACACCCGGACTTATCCCGGCGCGCCTGCTGCGCCCGCTGGCGTGAAGGTGACGGTGGCGGTTGCGCCACCGATCGCTCCCGCAGAGGGCGACCTTTGGTTCAATTCCGAGCTAGGTCACGAGTACGTCTGGTACATCAACCCGACATCGGGCCTTGGCGCGTGGGTGCAGACGCAGCCCGATGCGGTGCCTTACGTCACGCCGTTCACGGTGAGCGACGTCCCTGTACCCTATGTTCCCCTGCCGACGCCGCACGATGCGCATCGTACGCCGACGATCACTATCTCGGCGGTGCCACCGGCAGGGCCATTGGTGGGCGACCTCTGGTGGTCACCGGTCACTGGCCAGCAGATGGTCTGGTATGACGACGGCAATACCGTTCAGTGGGTGATCAGCAACTACGGCGCGGGCAAGGAGGGGCCGCCCGGACCCAGTGGCTTGCCGCCCGGCGGTTTGGATGGTCAGGCGTTGACCAAAGTCTCGACGGCAGACGACGATGTCGAATGGAGCGGGCCGTACCTTTTGCCGGGCGACGCGGCGGCAATCTACGCGCCTATTGATAATCCGACGTTCACGGGTGACCCCAAAGCGCCGACGCCAGCGACGGCCGACAACGATACTTCGATTGCCACGACGGCGTTCGTGCGCGCGGCCATTACGACCTACTCGCCGCCGCCCGATCTCAGCGGTTACGCACCGCTCGCATCGCCGCTTTTCACAGGTGATCCGCGCGCACCGACGCCAGCGACAGCCGACAACGACACCAGTATCGCTACGACGGCTTACGTGAAGGCGAACATCGCCGCGTTGCCGACGACCTATCCGCCGTCCGGCGCAGCCGGTGGCATGTTGAACGGCACTTATCCCAACCCGGGGATTGCGCCTAGCGGCACCAATGGTTGGGTGCTGACGACAGTAGGCGGTGTTGCGACGTGGGCGGCGGCGTCTGGTGGCGCGACGATTACGGTGAGTGACACGGCACCAGCATCGCCCAGTGCGGGCGCACTGTGGTGGAAGTCCGATATCGGTCAGTTGTTCCTGTACTATCAGGACCCCAACACGACTCAATGGGTTCCTGCAGCGCCTGCGCCGACGATTGCGACGGGACCACCGCCCGGTGCGATCATGGATTTCGCCGGGGCGACAGCCCCTGCGGGTTGGCTGATCTGCGATGGTTCGGCGGTGAGCCGCGTGACCTACGCAGCGTTGTTCGGTGTCGTTGGCACGCTCTATGGTACGGGCGATGGTTCGACGACGTTCAACCTTCCCGATTGCGTCGGCCGAACTTCTGTGATGGTCGATGCCAGTGCGACCCGGCTTACCGGCTACACCACGCTCGGTGCCAACGGCGGCGTACAGAATGTGACGCTCACGACGGCACAGATGCCCGGCCATGCTCATCTCATCATGCCAGGGCAAAGCGTGATGATTGCCAACGCTGGCACGGCTTGGGGCTACACAGGCGGTAGCGGTAACTATGTCGGCTATGTCAGCGGCAGCGCGACCACGACCGACACGCAAGGCGGCGGCGGCTCCCACACCAACGTCCAGCCCACCATCGCCTTCAACAAGATCATAAAGACCTGACCATGCTCGACTTCCCCGCCTCGCCGACCAACGGCCAGTTGTTCACTGGAGCTAACGGCGTTGTCTACCAGTGGAACAGCGCGGGCGGGTTATGGCTGGTCTATGGTGTGGGAACTAACTCTGGCATCGTCGGTGACACACCGCCCAGCAATCCGGTGGCGGGGCAGTTATGGTTCAACTCGGCGTTGGGACAACTCTTCGTTTGGTACACCGATCCTAATTCGTCTCAGTGGGTGCCTGCCAGTCCCAACATGTCGCAAACTTATTCGACATCGTGGCGTCAGCTTGGCCGCGTGATCCCGACGGCAGGGCAGGCGACGGTCGACTTCACGGCGATCCCCAGCGACATCAACGATCTCGACTTGCGGTTCGACGTGACGCCGACGACCAATGCTCACGACCTCGCCATGCGTTTTTACGACAACACAGGAACGCTTGACACGGCAGCAAATTACAACTGGGGCATCAACGTCTCGACATCTGGGCAGGCGACCGGCACCAATGTTACGACTAACAACGCTGCTGCTGTGACCAGTCCCGGTGGAATTCTGCTGAGTTATACTTTTACCAACGGGCACGTCAGCAACACCAGCGGCATTCGCGGACGTGCCACGATCAATAACATCAGGGATGCGCGTTGGAAGGGCACGGATTTTCAGACTAATTATCTGAACGATCCCGCCACTGCAGTGTACATCGCTTCGGGTTCTGGCTGGCGCGCCGTCAATGGCGCTATCACCGGCTTGCGCTTGCTCTGGTGGCAAGGCAGCACGTTTGCCGCAGGCGGTGCGGTCACGTTGTGGGGGAGCCCGTAAATGCTCGACTTCCCCAATTCCCCGACCAACGGCCAGCAGTACAACGCGCCCAACGGCGTGATGTACATCTACTCGACGGCGAATGGTTTATGGATGGCGTCGGGTGCGTCGACCTCAAGTTCGACCATCAACGCCACGCCGCCTCTCAATCCCTACATCGGCCAACTCTGGTGGTCGCCTGATCTCGGGCAATTGTTCATTTTCTATTTTGACGGAAATTCAAGTCAATGGGTTCCTGCGACGACGAGCGTAGCTCAGCAGGCGACTGCGCCGGGTGATTTCTTTGCGACTGTCGGTTCGACCTATACTCCCAACACAACTCCAGCAGCTATTGTGTTCAACACCGTCAAGACCGGCAACGCGGGAGGCTGGTTCAATACTGCCAATGGGCGCTTCACGCCGCCAGCGGGGCGCTACTTCATTTTCTGCACTGCTACCTTCATTGACCAGAGTGCGACGGTTTCATCAGGGGCTTTGGATTTAAGAAAGAACGGGGCCGGTGGATATGCCTATAGCTCGGTGACAATTAGCGGCAATCAATACCAAGCAGCAGTGACGGTCAGCGGGACCTTCGACGCGAACGGAACGGATTACTTTGAAATCTATGGTTCGCAGACCGCCGTTGCGATGAATTGCCCTCCCAACCAGATTTGGTTCGGCGCATACCCAGTCGGCGTCATCAGCTACACCACGCCCGCGCCGGGTAACCTGTACCTCTACAGCGAGCAGGTGCTGGCGGCGAATGCGACGACGATAGATGTGACGATCCCTGCCGCAGCCAGACTGGTCGACTTGGACTGGTATCTTTTGAATGCTGGAGGTGTTGCAGATCAACCGCTGCTGCGTCCAATGATCAGCGGCGTACCAAACGCCACTGCGACTCTGGTGTCGACACAGACCTATAGTCAGGGCACCACTGTAGCCGCTTCCACGCCCGCTGCCGCCGCCTCGTATTGGCTTGGCGGCTCATTCACTGTTTCAAAAGGCAATGCGCGCATGCACGGCAACGGCAACATCGGATACGCTGTCAATTCTGGTGCGCCAGCATCAGTCGGGCCGATGAACATCAACATTAGTTTGATTGCTCAAACTACTGTCAGCGGTGTGACAGGGTACCGCTTGCAAAATAACAGCGGCACGCAGTTCCAGCCGGGTTCGTTCCTGCGTTGCTACGTGGTGCAGTGATGCTTGATTTCCCCAACTCACCCACCGCAGGCCAACTCTACGCCGCGCC